TTTAAATGTAATTTCTTTAATCATATGAATTCACTTATTTCTATTAAAGCTAGAATTTATTGTCTTACAAATAACTTCTATGCTCACTACAACAACACCGAGTACCAAAATACCTTGCCAATTACAGATACTTCATCTAAGTTGGCTATTTCGTCGTCGTACTCGTCAGTGTTATAGCTACGGATTTTTATTTGATTGTTTGGCATATTGTAGAGCAGTTTGATCCGTAATAGCCCGCCGTGATTTATTGCGTATATTTTCCCATCTCGGATTGTTTTATTACCAAGATCAATACCAACTGTTGTTCCATCCGGAATAACCGGCTCCATTGAATTTCCATCAGCAATCACACATACCGCATTTTCGTACTGTACGCCTTGTTTACGTAGTGTTGCTTTGGAAAAACGCAATTTGAAGTTGTTATAGTCCGCTATGTCATCAGCAAAGCCATTTCCAGCAGCAAGGCGAATGTCTTGATAAAACGGAACGGCGTATTCATCGCTATTTAGTGGAGTATTGCGATCCCATAAGTCGAATGATCCAACGTCTTTCACATTAGAAGTTACTTGGTTTTCTAAAGAATCGGCTGTTCCGTATTTCAAATGAGCAGGGGTAACTCCAAAGTACTTCGCCATAGCTTCAATTTTATTATCTCTCGGGGTTGCAGTGCCTAAAGTGTAACGTCTAGCCATTTCATAGGTTACGCCAATAGCTTTTTGTAAATCCACAATATTTTTGCCTTGTTTAGCCATTAATTCATTAAGTCGGCTTGCTAAATCTGTCATAGACACTCCCTTATTCTACCAAGGTTAGAAGATACAAAATTAAAATAGTTGATTCAATTCTATTTTTGGTAGTAGAATCACCCTACTTTAAATAGAATTAAGAGGTTAAAATGCTACCAATCGAAAAAGCTTATGAAATCGTGGGCGGTATTTCGGCTATGGCTCGACATTTCAATCTTACCCCTTGGGCTGTTTCCAAGTGGCGTGAAAAAGTGCCTGCGGAACGTTGCGCAAAGATTGAAGAACTTACAGCCGGAAAAGTTAAGAAATCCGAATTACGTCCTGATTTGTGGGATTAATTTACCAACAGGTAAACGCAATGGCACGCAATAAACTCACCCGATCCGCAAAACCACTTTCGGATCGGGTTATGAACAAATACTGGAAACAGAAACAATGTGAGATTGCGGACGAGATGGAATGTTCGCCGTCCACGTTGAGCCGTTTTGTCAGCAATGAAGACGCTAATCAGGCGTTTAATTTTATTGCGGCAAATGGGTTTGATGTTTTCGATGTGAATTCTCACGTAGCAATTGAGAAATCAGAGTTGGAACTGCTTTTATTGGCGGTAAAAGGCTTTGACGACCGGTTGCGCGAGAAATATTTGGGTAAATAAAAACCACGGCGGCAACCGTGGTTCTGTACGAAGGAATTTTTATGAAAACCAAAATACGGCTTTATGGTACACAAATTCGCCAAGATGAACAAGGGCGTTTTTGCTTAAATGATTTACATCAAGCAAGTGGTGGTGAAAGTCGTCATCGTCCTGCTTACTGGTTATCAAATCAGCAAACGCAAGAGTTAATCGGCGAAATTTCAAAAGACGGAATTCCGTCTATCCTTACAAAACAAGGACTTGGAACATTCGTAAGTAAAGAACTTGTTTACGCTTACGCAATGTGGATTAGTCCGAAATTCCACTTACACGTTATTCGTACATTTGACAGCTTGGCAAGTCATCAAAATCCGACCGCACTTTTACCGCAAAACTACGTCGCAGCATTGCATGAGTTGGCGGAATCTGTTGAGCGGGAAGAAGTTTTAAAGTTGGAAAACAAACAGCAAGCCGATCGCATTGAAGCGATGAGTAATTACTTCCGGGCGGGAATGACCGCACCTCAATTCGTTAAGAGCTTAAACGGCGTAAATTCGACGCAAATCAATGCATTTTTGCAACAAAAGAATTGGCTTTATAAAGATCAACGCGGTGAATGGCGCGTAACGTCTTATGCTTGCGATCGGTATATGACCGAAGAAACTAACGAGGTTGTGCCTCACGGAGCGGATCCGATTATCAAGTACAAGCCAACGTTACTTAAAAAAGGCGCAGCGAAACTCTATGAGTGGTACGCAAAAGGGTTGTTGCCGATGAAAGCAACGTGGAACGGCAAATTTATACAAGAGAAGGCGGTGGGGTTATGAGTTTTAATGCAGTAGCGAAAGCAGTTGAAATTCTGTTATCAGGTAATCTCAAGCTTGTATTTATTTTAATGGCTAACTATGCCGATGAAAAAGATTGCTGTTATCCAAGTAAACCCATCCAACATAACTACTAAAAATAATCCAACATAAATGGGAAAAATTTGGATGAAGTGGGAAGAAATGAAAAAGGCGAAATGAAATAGAGTTACACATAGAGAAAAAGAAAACCCAGCGACTTTTTACGGTCACTGGGTTTGTTTTTTAGGATTGGACAAACATATCGAACTGTCGTTTGGCAATTTCTTCTTTCTGCACGCGTTTGACGATTTTGTAGATCCATTGCAAAGATAAACCATACTTCTTAGCAAGGTAGGCGTGATTATTGCCCGTGAACTCGTTGAAAATTTGCTTTTCACGCTCACAGGCGAAAAGCGACATTGATTTCGGCACATACACATTCAAACCTCCCCAGTTGTAGCCCGTCTTCAATGCTACAATCATGCCGATATTTTCCGCGGTTTCCGCGTCCATTTCGGGGTAACATTCACGCACCGCCATTACCGTATATTTCGCCAAATCTGCCAATAAATCAGGGGCTTTGGTTTGAAAGTCATTATTGTCAAATTTGGCTTCATTCATCATTTACCTACTCGTTTTTTCCACTGTTTTAACTGCTCAATAATAGATGCCGTTTGCTCACTATCCAGCTCACACCAGTCTGCAACGTCCGCATAATATCGAGCAACAAACGCATTCAATGCTGCCGAACTGCTTTCCTCAGCCACTACTTTCCATACTGCCCACAATTTCCGCTGAACGGCAGAAAGGTGTGAAACATCATGCGGTAAGCGAATTTTTGCACCTTTTTGTTGCAATATTTTGACCAGTTTCACTAGCTCTGAATAGCTTATATTTTTCGCAGAATTTTGGTAGAATTGTTTAGATAATAGACTTCGATACGTCTCATCGTCCATTCCCAACTGACTTTTCCCAATATGCACCAGCTGCAATAATCGTTTTCTCATCGTTTACCTCTTAAAATTGCTTTCAATCTTTGTAAATTACTTTCCACTTGTGCCTTTTCCTGTGCCATTTCTTCTACACTTTTGGGCGGTGGTGGCGGAAGCTCAGGATATTCACGCTGTGGCAAGGCTTCTAGCAGTTGTTTTGGCGTAGGGAACCAATCACTAGTCTGCCCAAGTGTCATAAATGCCGTCTCAAACCGCACCTTATCCAACTCCATATCCCACGACTTTTTATAAGTGATCACCCGATACCACGCCTCCAGTGTTGGCTGTATCACATCTTCCGTTGGCGAATTTTTTAGGCGTAACAGCAATAACATTGCCACGCCTTGAGCTAGCACAGGTTTTAGCCATTGATTGTTTTGCCCCATTCCAACGCTCCTTTAATTGCGTTCATTTTATTGCTTGCAAACGGTCGATTTTGCTCAGGATTTTGCACCGCCACCGCTGTGCCGATAGGCTTGTAGCCTGCAATAATTTCCAACAAATAACCGTGCGACTTCATCGGAAGGGTAAAATTGACACGGTTCGCCATCATTTGGTTAATGGCATAAATCCACGCCTCAGGCGGTGCAGGAAACTCACGCCCATCACGTTTGATAGCCTTAGCCTGTATCATCGGTGTGAGTTCGCCCAGCAAGGTTGCCACACGGTCGAACGTGAGTGAACTTTTCGCAGGACGAAACAGCCCCAAATAACGAATTAGGGCTTCGCCTAACTCGCCACTTACTAACAATGCCGCATTTAACGCATCACTGGCAGCTTTGTTGGCAATCAACGCGTCCAACGAATGTAACGCCCCACACGCACTACATTTCACTTTCATTTTCGGTTCTCCTAATACAAGAAAACCGCCCGAAGGCGGTTTGGTTTATCTTAAAAAGTAATACCAAGTTTCATCAGAATCCCTTTCGCATTATGGACATATACTTTTGCGTATTCCGTTTGTCCTTTGTCTAGTGATTTTTCAGCCTGTTCCAGCTGAATAATCGCTTGGCGAAGTTGCATTTTTAAGGCTTCTAGTGTGGAAATCATTGTCTTTTCTCCCGTTTACCTTGCCATGCTTTGCAGTAGGTTTTGCGCGTGTTGCACCACTCACGTTGTTTGAGTGTTACCGCTTGCTTTGCTGCTTCTCCCCACAATTCACTAGCTCGGGCATAATTGCCAGAACGCTCCATTGCTGCTGCGGTTTCTGTTGCTTCGCGATAGGCTTCTTCTAGCACATCGCGGTCGATCTTTGGTCTTCGACTCATTTCCGCACCTCTTCATCATTCGGCTTAATCACAAACTCTTCTACGCCTTCTCGAATAGTTACGCCCGAAATAGAGCGTGCAATATCAGGCTCGGCAAGCATCGCTTCCTTATTGAGCTCTTCTTTCGTGCGAATAAAGCGAAAAAGCCCCAAATTGCGCAGGCTTTCTAAAATGCCGTCAATGCCTTTGGCAACCACTGCAGGCGGTTTGGCACGCCATTGTACTTCTCCGGTGGTAAAGTAAGCCGTCCTCTGTTTGCCGCCGTTAGTGAGCTCTAAACGACGAGTTTCACAAAACGCCTGCACCGCCTTTTGCAACGGCTTCACTTGTTCTTTCAGCGCGGTCAACTGTGCCGTGTATTTTTCATCAACCGCTGCTTTCTCGTCCGCTTGCTGGGTGGTCAATCGCACCTGCTCACGCTCTAAATCGCCGATCTGTTTAATCGCCAACGCCACTTCATCTTGGGTTTGCAAGGCGATTTCTTGCACTTCACTTTTTACTCTTGTTGCGCGTTTAGCCATTTTTTAATTCCTTACTGATTGTGAGTTTGATTTTTCCGCATTTCTTGCCTAACACGGCTTCCAGTATCGTTTCATTGCCATTTACTGAACCATTAAAATGTGTGATACCGCCAAATAACGCCTGTGTAATGCCATCTCGGTCATCTACGAGTGCTTTTGCTAAGGCTTTACAGCAAATCAGGAAATTTTCAGGATCTTTACGAGTAATAGGTTTCATTTTAGCCATTGTTTGTTACTCCTTTTTGGCAAGTATAAGGATAAAAATCTGCGTTAATTTTTGGGGTTAGGCTGCCGTTGGGCGAGCGGAGGTAAACTACACCGCTGATACAAAGTTCGGCATACGCCCACGTTTGCTTTTGTATCATTCCGTCATCACAGCCAGCCAACAAAAATGCGGTTAAAATTAAGGTTGTTTTTCTCATATCGCCCCCTAAACCTGCATCACTACATCGCCGTTCACTTTCGGCACACCTAAACTTTCAGCCAAGTTCATCGCTGCCGTGAGCAAGTTGTTTACTGCGAGCGGATAAAGCAAACTAGTGGTAGTTTTGTTTCTGCCCACCGCCGTTAAGCGTTGTCGCACTGCTAAAAACGCGTCTTCTTCAAAAATATCGCTGAGTTTTTTGCCCACTTTAGCCAAGCGGAACGCCACATAGTTTTCCAACTCTGCATCAAGGGGCGCGAGTTCCACTACTTCACAGCGTTGCACCACTTCGCGGACTTCGGTGTTGCGTTCGGAAAGTTTCAGCTTTAACTCAGGCTGACCAATCAACACAATCGAAATCAGCTTTTTAAAGCCATCTTCCAACTCAAAAAAGCGCTTCAAGTGTTTAAGCGTCGGAATTGGCAAGGAGTGGGCTTCTTCGATGATTAGCACGTTGGAATAGCCCGATTTGCAACTTTCTTTCAACACTTGGTGCAACTGGCGGAAACGTGCTTCAGGCGAACGCTTCACGCTTTGCAGTGGGGCAAGGGTGGAAATAATCGCTTCGGCAATGTGTGCCGCTTTGAGCGTTTTGCCTTTGATGTCGTTGTCTTCCATTGCGATGATGTAAGGCTCAATCACCGCAATCGGGGTGTTTTCGGCGCGAATGCGGTCAATCAAATCACGGCGTAGCGTGGATTTACCTGCACCACTTTCGCCCACCACCGCCATAAAACCACCGTGCTTAGCAGTTTGATAGAGCGACTCACGCACATAACGAATGTCGCTAGTGGCGAAAACTTCGTCAGCCGAGCGAATATCGACGGAAAAAGGGTCAATCGGTAATAAAAAATGTTTCTTAGTGGCTGGAAATAAAGCCTGTTTTGCGAGTAACATAATCTCGTCCTTAATGTCTTGTTTGGTTTTAAGGGCGGAAGCGGTAGGCTCGGTCGCCAAACTTTCCCCTGTCGCTTCCTTTTCTAATAGCGTTGCAAGCGGTTGGTTTATCCCAATCTTTTGCAAAGACACTATTAAACTCTTCTCAAATGTCGCCCACTCCCGCACCCGTTGATTATGGTTTATCAACTGAGAAATGGTCGCAGGCGACACATTCATCATCTGTGCTAACTGCCTTAAGCTCACGCCCTTATCAATCAGCACCTGTTTTAGTTTCAGCATAAAATGCTCCTTCAATAATTTCCCTTCTTTTGTAAAGAGGGGTTAGGGGAGATTTTGGGGCAATCACGCCGCTAATAGTTTCAAGTGTGAGCGTGTCGGCTCTGGCGCCATAAACTCCGCCTTGAACTCATCAAAGCCCAAGCCCAGCAACCGTTCAGCTTCCACCTGCGGTACACCTTGCGGATATTTGCCGGTAATCCATTGATAGCATTCGCCCGTCCACAACTCGCCCCAGCGTGCTTTGCCGTTTTTGGCAAACTCCACCGCCGACATCGGTTTTTGCTCAACACGGCGTGCGTTGGTGGTGAGTTCGTGTTCTTGTCCTTTGTTCGGTAAGAACCACGTTAGCTTGCTCTCTTCGATGTGTTTGTAAGGGTTGATTTCGCCGTTGAATAACGGTGCGTTGGCTTTCTTGGCTCGCTTCAACTCGTCTTCGGTTTCTACGCCATAAGCCAGTTGCTCCGCCTGTTCCTTATTTGCTTCAAACGCCGTTTTGCGGTGGGCCTTGTATTCTTCGCCGATGATTGCAGCATCTACACGGAAGCCTAGTTCATTCACTTCAATCGGCTCCAGCACTACCCAGTAAGGTTTTAAACTCATCGTGCCATCATCAGCAAAAATCTGCTCAAAGCACTGCACTTGCACACATTCAGGGCGGTACGGATTTTTGCCCACCGTGATTTTCTCGCCAATTTTCACATCAGGTACATCACGCACATCATATCGGCGATTTTCAAAGTTGATTTCCAACTTATCGGTCACCAATCGTTCTGTGAGTGCGGTAATCATCAGCTCTTGGCAAATCTCACGGCTGGGCGGATATAACAAGTCATTGGCGTGGATTTTTCGCCACGCACCGTAACGTGTCATACCGTGTCGGCTATGAATAGCTTTGCCGTTGAAATATCGCATCCACTGGTGAGCAAGCTGGTTTAACTCTGCCAAGCCACTCACATTCATAAACCGCAGCCCACTTTCAAATTGGCGTTCCACAATATCATTGCCTTTTTCCACTTGCCCTTTGGCTCGGGCATTATGGGCTTTTGGCACTTCAATTTTCACGTCCAACTGGTTCAGCAAATGGGTGAACATTTGTGACGTATTGGCAGAGCCACGGTCGAACATCAAAATTTTCGGCACACCGAAAAATGGCTCGGCAGGGTTCTCTTTCTTCTGAATGGCGTTAATAAAGGTTTCAGAAATGTTCTCCGCCGTTTCACCACCATACACATATTCCACATAAATCACGCCACTCGCGTGGTCGGTAATGACATACCGCCACACCCGCTGTGGTTCGACTTTCGCCACATTCGCTGGCTTGTTTTTGTAGAATTGCTCGGCTTCCATTACGCACAACCCATTGCCTTTGCCGGTTTCTTTCAGGTAATACAGCACACACAAAGACGGGTCGATTTGCCAAACGTGGTTCGGGTGTCGGCTTTGCAACTGTACCACTGGGGCAGGGCGTAACAGCTGATCAGAGTGCAAATTAGCATTGCGTAATGCACGCTCCACCGAACTTGCCGAATAAGGGCGGACTTCGCCTGTTTTCTCGTCCACAAACTCCGCTTTCACTTTGTCATTGGCTCGCAATATGTCTAAAATCCGCTCCAACGTTGCCATGGTTTTGCCATTTTTCCGCCGTAGGTGTAACCACGCCGCACTAATCAATTTCAGCTCGTTCGCATCCATTTGATGTTTCCCCTTGTCTGACCGTACTTTGCGACCACTCGCTGGGCGGTAGGGCTTAATTTGCCGAAGAAAGGTGGCTCGGCTTAAACCGGTGAATGCACAGCCTTCTTCAATAATTTTTTCCTTCTCGCCAAAGCCTGCTTTCTCCACACGCTCGGCATATTGGGCGAGAACGCTCGGTAGTATTGCCATTGCATTTCCTTAACCCACCACTTCCGCATCTTGAATGCGAGCATCAAGCTCAATCTCGTCCAAAATGCTCGTTACACTTTCATCTAACTTGCCGTCAGGCTGATAATCTTCTCTCGCCCATTCAGGTAAGGCTTCGCCGCTTGGCGTATCATCCAACCCAAAGCGTTCTTTGAGTTCTGACAAAATCAACTGATACTCGGCAAGCACGCCACTCATAAACTGCTTGTGGTCAATGCCTGTGGCTTCCGTGTGAGCGGTTAAGGCTTCAAAGGGTGTCCACACCTGCCCGCGTAGCACCACTTCCGCTTTATAAGAAATCTCAGCCGCTTCTTCACGTAATACGTCACCGCGTTGTTCAGGCGTTTGGGTTTCAATCGCTTTGGTTTTCTTCGCCAATTCCAAATCTAAGTGGTTAATCCGCTCGTTTTTGGTGGCAAGCACTTTCGCTTGCGCTTCATAATCGTCCGACTTGCGTTTGAGTTGGGCTTGTAAGGCTTCTTTCTCCTTCGCATGCTGAGCGGTCAAGTCTTCGATTTTCTCAATCAACTCTTCCTTATCGGTGGTGTCTGAATAATCCGCATCCACAATTTCCGCTCGTGCTTCTTCGGGCAGTTGGCGAAGTTTTCGCATTTCGCGGTAGCCTAAGCCGAGCCGTTGGCTGGTTTCTAGGAAGTCTTCGCCTAACCGGTTAAGGTTTAAAATATCTTCATCAATTTTCTTAGCACTAAAACCTAAGCAACCGCAAAACTCTTCCCAAGTGCTGACGTGTTTCCAATTTCCATCTATGTCTTGTATTGTTAAGTCTTTGTATCTCTTAGATTTTTTAAATTCTGATAACATTTTAATTTGCTGACACGTTATCAGTTTTCTATGAAAGTCAGACATTTTTACCATTCCCAGCATTTCGTAGGATTGGGCTACATCTTGCGTTAAGGCTTGACTGGCTAATGCCACCGCATCTTGTTGTTCACTTAATCTTAAATCTGTCATCATTCACTCCTAAAAACCACCTGTTGCAACACGGTGGCGCATTTCATTAAATCGCTCATTCACTGCCTGCATATCTTGCTCATAACACACCGCCAAATTGAGCAGGGCAAAACTGAGCGTCCAGTTGCCAGTGGGCAATTTGCGCAAAAAGCCTTCGCTTTCTAAAATCGCCGTAGCGCGGGTGATATTCACTGGTGTTTCATCAATCGCTTCGCACAAATCTTTATTGCTTAAGCCGTCCATCGTTCGCCCTTTTAGGGCTTTTAAAATCCGCAACGCACGCTGCGTGCCGTTAATTTTTTCTTTCATTTGGCTTGCCCTGATTTCATAAACTGCGGTAAGTTTTCCGCCTGTTTTTGTTGCTCAATCGCAACCGCTTTTTTATAACCTTGACTGTTCCAGTATTTTTTCAAATACCATAAGCATAATTTTTCTAACATTTTCATTTGATTTTTCTCCCTGTGGTATCCTATTGGCTCTCTCAACTTCCAAAAGGAAACCCTATGACGGTAATTAAATTGCCGATAAAACGGCTCACCTAACTCGAACAACGACTCAATGAACTAGAAATTCACGTTCAAAATCTCGATACCGAGAATCGGCTTTATCAATCTATTTTGGCTTCGCTAATTTCCATTCTGCCCAATAATGAACGCCAAGCGTGGATTAAAGATTTTGAGACGCTTTACGAACTCGGCTTGGACGATGTGGAAAACGCATTGCCAACTCCCCAAAAACGGAATAACAGATCCGTTTATCTTGACCAACTACTATCTCTTTTGGATAAGTAGCTTCCTTTTCTTCAACAGACAGGCTGTCAGGCTTGTCTGATTTCTTTTCTTTCTGCATAAAATCTCCTATTGTTTTTATAAAGAGCGGTCGATTTTTCGCTGTTTTTTCCAAATTGTTAAAGAGCAAAAGAAGTTTTAAGCGGCTTTTAAGCCCAATTTCACGGCAACTTCCAAACCTTTTCCGCGATTGGCTTTCACGGCACCGTTTAGCACCTTACTCACCAACACGGGGTGATAGCCATTTTCAATCGCCCATTGCTGAAAAGTTTGCCCATTTCGATAAAACTCCAATCGAATTTGATCGGGGGTTTTTGCTTCATTGCTCATTATTTAGCTCCTATTGTTGTGGTATAATTCAGTAAGTTAAAATAACTTAATTCACATTTATGGATTTTATACCTATTTATGGATTTATCAAGGGCTAAATTATGAATTCTTTTAAAGAAAAGTTACTTCGCTTAAAAAATGAACTAAATGTAGCAACGGATAAAGAGATTGCTGAAATTTTAGGTATGAAGCCAACGGCTTTTAATGGAAGAAAAACGAGAGAAAGTTTCCCCGAAAAAGAACTCTTCGCCCTAAAAGCCAAATGTCCAGAATTAAACCTTGATATGGATTACATCTTGCTTGGACATCGCCGTGAAACCTATGAAGCGATAGAACAGGAAATGTTAAAAGATATGCCTAAGCCTGATGAGCCACACTTTGACCCAAACCGAGAAATGGAAAATTTAATGCCAGCCGAGAACCTGCTTTTGCAGTATTTCCGCACCGCTGGTAAGGAAGGCAAAGAAATGATTTTGAATGTTGCCAAAATGGCGGCAAAGGCTAACACAACACAAGGCAATTTCGCTACAAAAATGCACATTGGCAACGTAGAGCAACAAAACAACATCGAACACCTTGAAGGTGGTATTCATTTTAAGAAAGGGAAATAAATGGATTTTAAAATTGACAATGTTGAGCAGTTTAACAACATAAATGAAGCCCACTTTCATCAACCCGAAAAAGCGATTGATAAAAACAGCCCACACATCGTCATTTGCCCACAGTGCGGCGGAGAAAGCTACCGCTTCAATGAATACTGCTACAACGGCAAATGCACCTTTGGGATTAAGCAGTATTTTAATGAACAAGAACAGATTGCAGAGCAATGTGAACGAGAAAAACAAAAAGGCTTTTGCTCTTTAATTGGCTTAGTAGGTTTTGTATTAAGTATTGTGATTAGCTATATCGGTTCACAATACTTTCATTCGCCCGAAATGACATGGTTCTTTTTCGGCGGCGTGCTATGGCTTTTCATGTGGCTAAAAACAGCAGAACAACAGTAATTTATTATTAAGGAAACCAAAATGAAAAAATCTCTTAAGAAAGTTGCCTATGTCGAGCAAAAGATCCATATCGACTACAATTTCCCTATCAAGGTCAAGG